TAAGGTGGTGAAGATATGAAGTATATGCGTGGTAAATCCATAGTTTCTAAATCTTCTAGTTTAAAATATCTTATGTGATTTGCCCCATCAACTAAGAAGAACTTGTCCATAAATTGTACCCCACTAACAGGTTTATATACACCATCTTGTCCCCACGGTATAAATATAGGAGTACCATCTTGTCTAATATAGTAGAAGTCCTCATCAACGTGCATTAATAAAGTTTCTACACCTGGTTCTGGTCTTAACACCCATAGATTACGTAATTTACCTTCTACACTCATTGTAGGGTTGTGGTAAGTATATTTAGTTAAACCACTTCTTTTTTCAAGTACACCATCTTTTCTAAAACGTACATTTAAAAGGTTAGGGCTTTCGTTATCGGCAAGTCTTGAAGGAGATGTAGTATTATTAAGACCACCTGTGAAATTCTTTACAGTAAAAGTTATTCTTTGAGGTGATGAGGGAATAGAAGAGTTATTTATAAATGATTTGCTATTAAACATACTATTCACCACCTAATACAAATTTAGTGAAATACACATCTTTAACTGCGTCAAATGGTTTGTTGTTACTTTCATCATAACCTTCTATAACAAGTTCTCCGTCATTTATAAGTTGCTCCATTTCAGAAGTCTTGTACTCGTATTCATTCATAAATTGTTGTGCTAAGTAGTTTTGTTCATCTTGTGTAAAACATCTACTAGCACCATATATAGCAAGTAAATGATGATACTCGCTAGGTAAAAGTATTGGCTCATCAGAAAGAGATGTTAAATACTTCATATCTTTAAAATATTTATAACGTTTAGTTCTATCTACACCTTCGTTTATAAATGCGATTATATCGTCTTGTGTAAATAATGAACCTGTAATATCTCGAGTATACTGTCTAACTCTAGTTATCATATCCTTCAACGTCATTTATATATTCACACTCCTCTCTTACTTCTTCAATAGCGTGATTATTGTCTTTTGCATATACTTGCATAAACGTGCTAAGCATATCTATTATTGCGTTTTGTCTTTGTATGATTTGTTCAAACATACGCATATACACATCATCTAACATATATTCATCTCCTTTAAAAAAGAGTAGGGATTAACTCCCTACCCCATAATGTCAATGCACTTCTATTTTAATGTTTATTATTTTTTAGCTTTTGTTTTTTCGTTTAAAAGTACAGGACCTTCACCTTTAGAACCAACCATACCTCTCCAATCAGAGAATCCGTAAGAATATCTCATATATCCTCTGTATTTAGCAACGAAAGTATCGAAATCTTCTTCGTTTTTGAACTCTGGCTTAACTCTCCAGAAGAAGTTTAATTCGTGTCTTGAACCATCTTGTAAGAACCACATAGTATCAGAACCACCTGCTTCTTCTCCTAAGTAGTCCATAACTACTATTTCAAGTCCTGCACTTCTTAAGTATTCGTTTGTATCGTTGTTATTAGTTCCATCTATTTGAGCAGAATGTAATATTCTTCTAGCTTCATCTTCTAAAGCAGGAGGTATTATTAGTTTAGTAGCTTTCATTTGTATTAAGTTACCTGCTTCATCTAATTGAGTTCTCATTAATTTTAAACCTTCTTTTAATGTTTCTCTTGATAAAGCACCTTCTACTATATTTGAACAAGTCTTTGAAGAATCAACTAATGTGTGAGCACTATGGAATAACTCTTTTTTGTCTCTTCCTTTGAAAGCACCAGAATCACCTTCAAAACCATTAGTTAAAACAGTTATAGCATCTTTTTCAACTTTAGCTCTACCTGCTCTAGCAAGTGCCTTAGCCATTTTCTTCATTTGACCATATTTTTCATCATCGTATAATTCTCTACCTATCATAAACCCTTTTGTGAAAGCCTTATGCTTGTAAGTAACTTCTCCACCTTCTTTTATCTTAGCGTAAGCAACTGTAGATACTTCTGATGCTCTTTCTTCCCAATCACCAAATGCTCCCATTCCGTAGTCTGTTTCAGTTGCAGAATTAGAAGTTTGTACGTTAAATATTTTTGGGAATTGCTCTGGTATCTCATCATAAGTTTCAAAGAATATTTTTCTTAAACCTGGATATAATAATTTACCAAAGTTTTCAGATACGTGCGTATTAGACGCAGTTGGGTCTACAGGTGTGTTAGCACCAAACATTTGTAAGTTCATTTTTAATTTTGACATAGTGTTTGTCTCCTTTGTTATGTTTTGTTATTTTATTTATTTTATCTCCACTTGGCATATTCAGAAGGTGATAATCCCATAGCTTTCGCTATCCTTAATTCTCTATTTGACAGATTAACAGTATCATCCTGTTTGATAGGCTTTTGAGATATTCCACCAACTATTGATTGTGTCTCAAGGGAGTTTTGTTTAAGTTCATTAAGTAATTCTTCTTTGATTTGTTTTCTAAGTTCTTCTATATCTGGCTCTTTTACATTTTCTGCTTTCATAGCCTTATAAGCAACTTCTAAGTTTAAAACATCGTGCTTTTCTGCATATTCTAAAACTTTATCTTCATCAAAGTCAGAATACTTATTCTTTAACCCATTTACATATTTTTCATATCTTTGTTCTTCTATAAAATCTTCCATCTCTTTAACCTTTTTAGTTAATTCGTCTGGAACGAAGTTGTTTAGGTTTTTATAACCTTCCATATCAACATTTCTCATAGCTTGAACTAGATGTGGGTTTTGTTCTAAATATTTATATAATTCAAGTGCAGATTGAGTTTTCTCATCATACACAGGAGTATCATCTTCTTCTTTTTCATCTTCTTCTTCTTGAACACCGAAACGCTCTTCATATAATCTTCTTAATTCCTCGTCATTTGGATTGTAAGGCTCTGGAGTTGTCTCAACAGGTGTTTCTTCAACTTCATCAACAGAATCGCTTACAGGCTCTTCTACAGGTTCAGAAGGTGTTTCTGTGTTATCAGTTATACTATATGCTTCGTTAAATGCAGATGTAAAGAAATCTCTATCATCTTCCATACTAAACATACATAAATTCATTTTACATACCTTCATTAATTAATCCTCCATTCATATTTTGCATATCTTGTTGTAGCATTTCTGCTAATTGTGGATAAGTTTGTATTATTTGTCTAAACATTTCTGGGTCTTGTTGAGCTAACATTATTAACTCTTCTATACTTCGTCTGGTATTTGTTGAGAGTTAAGTGCTTCTTCCATTTGTGCGTTTTCAGAAAGTAATTGTTCTTCTAATCTTTTCTTTTCTTCTTCATTCACATCAGAACTCTCTTCATTAGGTGTTACTTCTTCTTTTTCTTCTTTGCTTTGCACTTTGCCATCTTTTAATCCTCTCTTATAACCTTTTTCTTCGATTTGAGACTCATACTCTTTCTTATCTCTTTTTTCTTTATCCATTATTAACTCATCAACTTGTTTAGAAGTCATATCAGATGCTTGAATAACTTGTTGTAACATATTCATTACTTGTTCTGTTACACTTTGGTCTAACTCACCTTTTTGTTGTTGAGCCATTTGTTGTTCTTGCATTAATTGTTGTTGTTGAGCTTGTTGTTGTTGAGTTTGAAGTGCTTCAAATCTATCTGTTATGGCTTTCTTATCACCTGTTGGTAAGAACTCTAATACGGCTTTTCTATCTACAAGTGGTAGACCATCTTCACCGTTTGTTTGTGCAAGTCTTATCATTAAGTCTAGCATAGCGTTTCTATTTACAGGCATTGTTGAACCTGCCATAACTTTAAGGTCAAAATCATTTTCAAGTACTTGAGTACCGATTTGTTTAAATAGTGGATTACCTTCTACATCTGTTACTCTAACCCATCTATCTAGTTTCCAGAATTGTTGCATACGTGAATAAACTATTTGAGCAAGTTCAGATAAAGATGCTTCCATAAGTTTTATTTTTAAACGTATACGTGCTTGTGATGCTTCTTGAAGAGCAAGTATTGCAGACGCCGCCGTAACACTACCTTGTTGTTCACCTTTTAGCGAATCAAACACACCAGAGATGTCTTGTATATCTTTTTTAAGTATTTCAATTTGTTCTCTAACGTAAGGTGGCATTTGTGGAGGTGTATCTCTTCTAACCTCACTACCAGGAGTCTTTCTTATAACTAACCCTGGTCTATTTGTAAGTTTACCTTGTCCTATACCAGAGTTCTTATCTATTATCCATTGCATATTAGCAGTATTTTTAGCGTTATCTATGATTTGATTTGTAAGTTCATTTACATAGTGTTGTGGAGACATTATTTGTTCTACTTCTCCCACACCCCAGAACTCAAAAGGTATGTCATAGTTTTTCATAAGTACAAATGGGAATTTTCCATCTTTATAAGGATTTTTCTTATCAGATAACAAGATACCTAACTCTGGTAAACACGTTATAACTCTTCCTTTAGGGTATTTTAATTGTTTCTTACCCTCTACTGATTCATCCATAGTTACCCAATCACGACACCACATTTCAAGTATTAAAACTTGGTTTGCATCTTGTGTATCGTTGTTATCTCTTTCGGCAACTAATTCAGACATTGTTATACGAGAACCTTCTATGGCACTTGCTTTTTCTGGGAATTGTTGTTTGATTTGATTTGCGTTTCTATAAGTAGCATAAACCAAAAATTCAGAATTGTCAATACTTTCTGCTAAAGGGTCTGGAAAAATATTGAAAGGGTCTACAGGTTTTATACTTATATTACCGTATTCACCGTCTTTACCATCCCATTGAACAAACCAAACTGCGTTTCCATACACTAACATAGGTATAAGTTGTGCAGGAAGTTTTAAAGGCATTTTTTCCCTATCCCATTCATAATCAAGTGCGGTCTGCACATCAGAAGTAAACTCCATTCCTGTTGGAGTATTAGGAACTGCTAAGAATTTAGGGTTATTATCTGTCATTATAGGTCTTATAGTTTCAATAGTTGAAAACACCATATTACTTATTTCATTTGATTTGTAATCTGGAATGTTTTGATTTTGAAAATATGTACCTTTATACGCACTCATATATGTTTTCCACTTGTCCATAAGTGGAGCTTTCGCAACATACGCTTGTTTAAATTTAGAATACACCCACTCTACAAGTTTTCTTTCTTTTTCAGTAGGCGTGTATTTTTTAGAATTATCCGACATTCTTTATCACCAACCAATCTTCGGCTAACAAATCTTTCTGTGGTGCTTCCCACGGTGCAAATGTTTTGCCAACTGTTTTATAAATTGTCTCCATATCTTCATCATAAAATATAGATACATTATCCTCCCAATTAGCTCTCTTTGCTTTGTGTCCTATTTTTAAATACTGTAATACTTCGCTAAAAGTATATATAGCCATACTTCTTTGTTCCATTATTCACATACCTCCCACAAATCTATATTCTCTATTTTTGCTCTTTCACATAAAATCTCCATATAAGCATCCATAAAAATAAGTTGTTTGTGTAATAATTCATAACTACAACTAGGTGTAAATGGTAATTCGTTGTTTTTATATTTTACTAACATATTTTGTAAACCATCACGTCTTATTTTTAATTGGTGAAACTCTGCTTTAAATCTTTCTTTAAAATCATCGCTTTTCATCATATTTACTGTTTTCATTAAGTTCATTATTCACATACCTCCAATTCTCCATCATCCTCAAACAATGGGTCTATAACTTGTTTTTTAGTCTCATCAACAACCTCTGGTACATAATTGTCGCCTTTACCCTCTAACCACACTTGAAGGGCAATAGCAAGACTCATAACACAGTCATCGTGGCACCCTTGTTGAGCGTTTGTACTTCCGTTTTCTTCGATTATATAAGTTAATAACTCTTGTATTGTTGTTTTGTCTTTTATACCTATATGAAAATCACGCACAAATTCGGCTAATTTATCTATAGCCATAGGTTTAGTTTTACTTGTTGTTTGCCAACCTAATTTCTTTGTTATACTATCTGTAAATCTATCGTAAATCTTAGCAAAATATAAATTCCAATAATCGTAGCTTTGGATAGCTTTAAGTGTTGTTAATCCGTGATTGTTAGATTCTACTCCTAAATACGCATCATTATAGTATTTTGCAAGTTTAACTAACTCAAAACCAAATAAATCTGGGTCTATATGTCCATACCACTTAGCAACCACATCACAATTACTATCAAGAACTTGACCAACAGAGTAGTCTCCCTCTATTTTACCTTCTGCAACGTCTGCTCCTATTACGTAAAATTCCCCAGGGATAGGTGCTTTCCATATTTCAACGTAACCTTTCTCATCTTCTAGGAATTTAACAGTAGAGCCTTCTTCTTTTAAGTACCCTCTAACTCCTTCTTTAGCGTGAGCAAGGTATTTACGTACAGATGCAGTATTAAATACAGGTCTACCAGACGCTATAAATGCTTCTTCTGGTGTAGAAGGGTATTCTTGCATAAATAACTCTACATCGCCTTGACACTTATTTGCTATGGTATATTTACGCCAATTCATTTGCTCTAACGTTAGATTATTAGTCTCCATTAACGTTCTTTCATACTCATTTAATGTACTTGCAAAATATTCTTTTTCGTTTTCTGATGTGAATGGACGTGTATAAGATTTGTCTGTAAACCACGGATAAAATAACGGTATAAAGTCATTCTCACCTCTTACTGCTTTTTGCCACATATCATAAAAATATCCTCCGACACCATTAGCAGTTGATTCGAGAATTACACAACTATTTAACGTATCTGGAACACATTGTAAAAGCCCAAGCATTGTTGTAGTTGCGTCTGGGAAGAAAGCTACTTCTGATGCGTGTAAGTTATGTACAGTAGCAGAACGACCAACTTCTACTGTCCCTGCCGTAGCAACAGTTATTTTACTTCTTAACCCAGGGTTATTCTTCTTCTCAACAGGGTCGCTTGTTGGGTTTTCAAATACGAGTTCTTTACCGTTTGAATACTTTATCATAGGTTTAATTACTGTAGGTAATTCTTCATAATATAGTTTTGACATATTAAATAAGTTTTGAGTAGCTTTATCTTCGTGTGCTATTATCATTGAGTTTTTAAAAGTATTAGTAGTTGTATCGTGGAATATAAAACCTTCTGTAAACGTACTAAACCCCATTTGACGTGCTTTAAGTACTATAAAACGCTTTAACTTACCTTCTTTTTCACACTTTTCTATCTCTGCGTTAAACATCTCTTGTGCGTCATTGATTTTAAAAGGTATAAGTTTAGCTTCTTTATTACGTATTTTTAAGAAGTGTTCCATATAGAAAGGTCTATCTTCTTTTATCTTTTTTAAAAGTATTTGAGTTTTATTCATATTATAACTCCGTAAAATCTACATCTGTGATTAGATTTTCTGCTAAGTCATTAAGTTGCATTTCGATAGTTTTAACAGTTTTATCAACCTTGATTTCGTTCTTAGCTTTATGACCTGTTCTATCAAGAATATCTTTACACGCTTGAAACGCTATACCATCTATTGGAGAGTCCATAAGTTCGTTCATCTTCTCTATAGCTTTCATACGCATAGCTTTGATTTGTACGTCTATCATTTCGTGTTCCATAGCTTGATACTCTTTAATTGCGATATTTACATCTTCACGTTTTAACCAAGAATTGATAGTGTTTTTATGTACTTCAAGTAATTGTGCTAATTGTGTTTGATTGTATTGACCTGTTAAGTATAGGTGGACAAAACGTTGTAATTTAGGTTCTAATAATTGTACTTCGTTACTCACGTGTTATCTCCTTCTCTCTATCATATCTTGTTGTTCTTTTTCAAATTCATCAGTTATTATCTCAACATCATCATTAATACCATATGTAGGAGGTAAATCTGATGCGTTTGGTATATCGTAAATACCTATGCTTTTTAACTCCTCTTCAAAGCGTTTAGCTTGAAGTTCTATATCAGTAGGAGGTGTATATACGTTATCTTCTTCTTCTATCTCATCAGAAAAATTTATTTTTTCTTGTGATGTGCTATTTACGTTTATCGGCGTTTCATCTTCGTTATTCGGCTTTTTACGTTTTGGAAAATTTACATTTAGGTCAAATATTACTCCAAATAAACTAAAATATACGTGTATCATTGTCTCACCCCTTTATACGTTTATATACGTTATTAATACGTGTTTAATACGTTCTATAAAAACTCGTTTCACTCGTTTTTAGTTACTCAAATCAAAGATTTAAGTAACAAGAAGATACGTAATTTATTTATTCCTTTTGTGTGATTTGAATGTAATGAAAATCACTAAACCTCCAACGGAGGTTTATAGAACGTCTTTTACACGTTTTTATACGTATATAGTAACTCATAAAAAAATTGTTGTCAAGACCTTGTATTTTTCTCTGATTTGTGAAAGCGTTGGAATTACTCGATTGTTAATTTTTTACAATTTTGTAACTATTTTGTTACTCGGCTTTTTGTATGTTTTTCGGCGTTATGGTTATACTATTTATATAAGTTATTCGGCGTTTATATTCACGTTATCTATGTATACTGATTAGGGACTCCTATTTTCTTGCCTGGGGGTCGTGTTGGGAATGTGTTTGGGAACTCGTTGGGAAAGAAGTGTTCCTTCGATTGACCTACTACCACCCACACACACAACACACACATACACACTATAAAATGGTGCGTCGTTTTCCCTTACCTGGGGGTGGTAACGTACTGCTCACGTGTGTGTGTGCTCTTGCAGAGGGCGTTCACAAACGATAAGGCGTGTTTGTTCAGTATGTGCTTCGCACTTTTCGATATCGAGTTTTGAGGTAGTAAATACGTTGCTTACCGTATTTAGTGTACTGATTTGTATAGCCTTCGGCTAAACGCTCCGCTCAAACACTCGAGCAACGTAATCCTCGTGTTGAGCTTCGCTAATTGCCACTACCCTTGCGTAACCTGCCCTACGTAGTCAACACTAAGTTTCGAGACAAGCTCTCAACAAGTGTTACTAACGTTCCCAGACGCTTTATGACTTCGCCTAAAGACTCACGTTCGTTCGTTTTAAGCTACGTCTCACCACGCATTTACACCACTTGTACACAACAGTCTCTCTCACGCATTTAAACGCTCACACAACGCTTCCACAACTGTTGGTAATACGTAACTACCCTCCACGTATGTAGATGGCGTGTTTGGGGCTACGCCCCA